GGAATTATATGGAAATGGAAGTTGCTCTATAGCATTTTGAGATAATTCTTTTGTCGAATATGCATAAGTATATTCTAATGAAGGAGTTGATAAAAATGAAATATCATCCAATTGAAGATCACCATCAATTGATGTGGGATTTTCATTATTAGACAAATAATAGACTTTAAATTGTTTTGATTTTATGGCAATACGATATATCATATTCATAAAAATATCTGAGATATTTATAATATAGGAACGGTCGGGATCGAACCGACAAGGGCGTTATGCCCAGCAGATTTTAAGTCTGCTGTGTTTACCAGTTTCACCACGCTCCCATGGTAGGACCGCCGAGAATTGAACTCGGTTCTGCCGCTTATAAGGCGACGGCTTTAACCAATAAGCAACGGTCCCACGTACTCAATGCTTTGGTTTTGGTTTAGAATTTTTCTTTGGATTGAATTTGAATTTGGTGTCTGCTTGTTGACATCTTTTGATGTGTGACCCAAAATCAATTTTATCATTACATAGATGACCACACATGGGGCATCTAATCTGCGACATACTCGATACGTACTCCGTTTGAATGTGACTTTGTAAATTCAAGCACACTCAAGAATTGATCTGGTGTTTCGCAACGCACTTCTTCATAGGACCCGTCAGTTCCGTGAAGATAAAACGTCCTGTTACTAATATTTATCTTGACACATTCGATGTATTCGTCAGTCAGGTGAAGATCCATGGTGATTGCTCATCAGGTTCCATCATAGCATGGAACCCTTGGCATGTCAAGCTTCGACTTGAAGTTTTTCAATATCTTTACGTTCTGCCTGAACAAAATAATAAGCATCAATAGCACCACCACTAGAGTTACGAACAATAACTCTAGTTCCCCATTCAATACGATCAACAAAAAGTTCCTGATAAAAACGATGTGGAGTTAGTTGAACAGTAATCGTTTCAGGATTTACAAGATCTTTCCAGTATTCTGGAAGTTCAATGATACCATCTGTAGTTACTCGACCACGAACATAAACACCATGTTCTGGACCCTCTAACGAACCGTGGTACAACTTTTTACCTGGTTTTGAAGGATGATCGATTTCAAAGGATTTGCTATTTGCTGAAAATGCTCCGTTCACATGCATATTCCCATAATGTGTATAAAGTGGTGCTGCTGAAGTTTTAGCAACACAAGTGTCTTCTTGGACTGGTTGGGTGTTTGTTTCGCCACCTACTGCTACATTATACCCTGTTCTGTTCGATAAGCCAAGTGCGTTGTTGATACCAATTTTGTTTAAGATACCAAGTTTGTTGGACATACCAAAGAAATTACTCAAACCAAGGTTATTCATGTAACCTGTATGTTGAGTTCCTGCAGTAACATCTAATCCTAAAGTAGGAATTCCTGGGGTAAATGGAGCAATCGCAGGACCAATGTTTACTGCAGCACGAGCAAATCCAATATTAGTTGGAGCACCAAAAAATGCAGGTCCAGCAACAGCTAAAGTACCTGCAAATGGATTTGCATCGTCATCTAATGTTAACGCAGATTGGTCTAATCTGGTTGGTATTTCTGGTCCAACGTATAATTTACCTGCTGAAAGTTCTCCTGCTAATGCCATACTATCCTCCGAAGACCAATTCTCCTAATAATGTATTTACAAGATCTGAAACTGAAGTTGGAATGAGTTTGGTTTTTCTTTCTAAGAAAAATATTGGATTGCCAGATATAATGTTCCAACCATCGCAATGACTTAACATATTGTGAGATGCTCTAGTAGTTATATTTGTTCCGATAACAGTGACATTATTATCAGCATCAAGTCTTATATTGTGTTTTGAGTTTACAACAACATCACCGTCAGATCCTGTTGTTTCCATGATGATGTTTTTTCCTCGCATTGATATATCACCTTTCGCTTCAATATTGATATCTCCATCAGAAACAATATTGATAGGACCAGTTCCTTCTTGAATTAAAGTAGATCCTTTATCGTTGGATTTAGCCCATAAACACCACCCGCCATCCTTATAAATGTGCAGTGCTGCTCCAGATCCACCACCAAGTTGAACATGATGTTTTCTTAGACATTTATCATCGGTTTCTTCGCCAATTTCCAGAAATCCGTGTTCTGGATTATTAATTATAATTGGTGGTGATGTCATTTACTTACACAATCTACAACACGAATAACTTTTTCTGGTGGAACACTTACGTTAACTTCACTTCTTCTAACATACTTCATAACAGGTCTAATAATCGCTCCTACACCAGTGGCACTATTTATTGACAAGTCTGGAAGAGTTGTACATCCAAGTTCAGATGAAATAATATTAGCACCAATAATTCTACCCTCACCATCTAAAACTGGTTTAAGCACACCACATTCGCTTTCAATCATATCATCTTCCGAATAACCGATACCAGTGTTAACGATTTGAACACTATTGAGTTGTCCAACAACATCTTCACCCTGATTGTCTGGAGTAATTTCTGATGTTGGAATGTATCCACCACCAGTTTCAAGCATGACAATATTGGTTATTTGACCATTTTCTACGATTGCCTGTCCAGTAGCACCATATCCATTATCACAAGCATCAACAAACTGAACAAATGGTCTTCCAGAATAAGCAAATCCAACATCAAGCATATTCACGCCAACAACCTGTCCTAGACTATTAACAACTGCTCTTGCTGCAGCACCAGCACCGCCGCCGCCGAAGATAAGAACTCCTGGTGGACCACAAACAAGACTGTATGGATCACATCCTTTAACCAAACTATCAACAACTTCATCACCAACTTCATCTTTAGGAAACCATCCTTCAAGAGTATTTGAAACATCTTTTTTAAGATTATTAATTCTACCAGAAAGACTTATTGTTCTTCTAAAATCTGCAACTTCTTGTGGTGTTGGTCCAAAATTTATTGCCCAGTTGTATGGTGTTGGTTCACAAATTTCACCTTCACACTTTAAGAAATTCAATCCAATTTGAGCATAATTAATTGCTTGAGCCATATATCCCGTAAACGAACCAATAGATCCAATGACTTGCTGGATAGCATCCATTGCTGGTCCGATTGCTTCTTGAATTTCATTACCAATGGATGAAATAAGTCCACCGATGAATTGTTCCGCAGCACAAAGTGGAATATTGATAATTTTCCCGAGCATCTGTAGCAAGAAATCACTAATGAATTTTTTAAGTCCCTTTATAATATTTTCAATTAAACAAAAGATGGTATCCATCGATTTTTTAATTGCAATATCTTTCAAAAGACTGTCTGGAACAAGGAAATTCAATAAATCTTTTACACCATTATAAATTTTTTGGAACATATACTTTCTCGCCAATCGAATTAACTGAGAAAATGCTCCTGCAATCAAGTCTGATGTTTGTCCAATTAAAGATCCAATGTCAGCAATTTGTCCTAAAATAGGATCAATATATCCTTGTTGATAATTGATCAGATCTCTAGTTACTTCAATAAAAGATGCTAGGGCTCTTGAAACTTCCCACAAAAATCCCTTACCACCTTTACATTTTTTAGCGCGTCCTACAATCTTTTTCTTTACTTCGTTATTTTGCTTTCCTTGAAGACTTTCTTTACCGTCTGCAGTTTTACCACCACCAGGAACTCCATTCCCTGTTGGAGATCCTCCAGTAGCAGGTCTTACTGCAGTTGAATATTTTAATTGTCTGTTAAAATCAATTGGTAGAAATCCACTTGTGCCTTTATCTACAGATTTCTGCCAAGCAACAAGGTTCTTTTCTGCCTCACCACTAAACAATGCACCCAAAATGATGGGTTGCTGCATATCATCACCGTCTAGGAAAAATCCTAGAACAGTTTCTCCACCTTGCAAACCAAAACTAGTACCACCAAAGTTTTTACCAGCACCAAGATTTGGTGGTACTAGAAAATGTGCCCAAGGTAATTCACTATCAGGAACTTCATTAGATGCTGGATGACGACCTAAGATCCTAACTTTTGCTCGATAACCATATTTTGTGCTAAATTCTCGCCAACTAGGATCAGCTGTTACCTGTCCGATGAACCAGTGAAATCCATCTTCTCCGATAAAGTTGATCTTAGATAGGCGTTGCTCCAGCATCAGTTTTCGTAAATTCTACACTCAAGTGCATTTGGATTTAGATCACAATAAACCTCAAAAGGAGTTGGATCGTGATCTTCACCAGGATGATTTGCCTGATATATTTTCAAGTCTTCTAGTTCTTGTTCTAGAAAACGGCGTCGTTGTGAAGAAATACCAGGATCATAAAGATCTGTGGTATCCTTTTCTATGTGGTCTTCGATGGTTCTCATGTTAGTTGTGCGTAGGAATCTCTTACTAAAGTCAATCCAGTAAAATCGCCTCTTGAAGAAAATTTATGTGCCAACGACTTGATCATATAGTATCCTGAACTAGGATCGGAACCAAAATCTGATTCTTGCTTATTTATCTTAGAAAAGTTGCAGAATATTACTTCCCCAACTCTTAAAGTCATATTCATTGGCACTGTTATCGATAAAGTTTGAGAAAACAGTGATGCGTATCTTGCAATTCCTTGTGATTGGAATAATGGTTGATATTGTGGTGTAGTTAAATCACCCTTTGCAGATAACGTTCCTGTGTCGATTACTCCCATTATAATTCTTGATGGATAAGCATCAATATTGTTAGGAATATTCTCAACTTCGTTTGATAACGTTAGTTGTTTGTTGATACTTTGTCCAAAGTAGTAATCTTGAAAGTCTGGCGATCTTGTGATGATATTATAAAACCAATTAGAAGATCTGTACATCCCTAGTCTGAGTTTTTCTAGGATATCATGACTTTCTCTCCAAACTGGAGGCGAAACAAGTTTGTAATTATTATTTGGACTTAATGCATCGACTGTTTCGTGATAATCGTATTTTAAAATTTTGTCTTTATTTTTCTTTGCTTCGTTAAAGATATTGTCAATACTTCTGAAGTAATATCCATCAAGTGCTTCATAGAAAAAATATCCAGCAGTTCCAGAATTCTTTCCATTATTAACTAATGGAATAGATTTAGGACATAACCAAGTACAAGTAAATAAAGGTTTCTTATAATTTCCCATGAAACTATAAGTGTTTGAAGTTTCTTCAAGCCTTCTTATTCTTGATGAACTGATATTAAGATCTTTTTCTAATATTTTTCTTATAATTGTATCGAGTTTACCTGTGTATTTTCGATACAATCTTGTCGTATGATTGCTGAATGATCCTTGTGTTTCTAGAATTAAAGTATAAACTTCTCGTTTTGCTGTTGCTGTTCCTGTTTTAATATTGCTAATAACTAATGGATTGTTTTGATCAAATCTTATTTCTCCTGAAGGATGCGTAATTGTAAGATATACAACTGCACCACTTCTTACAGGTAGTTTTGCTAATTTGCCACTGGTATCTAATATATCAATCTCAAAGTGAATTGAACTATCTGTAATATCTTCATAGTAACTGATGAGACCAGACTGTAAACGAACATCCTCAAACCTATCTCCCTTTGGAGAAGCAATAAGAAGCTCTGTTACTTTATGTCCTTTTAGAAAATTGGACATTACGCAGTTATCTGTGACATCATCTGAGCATATTTAGCAGCAGCCTGATATGGCGTTGCTCCACCACCACTTATGATTTGTGTTCCACCACCTACAGGAACAGGAACAATTGTGGTATTTGGTTCTGCTAATGCAATGATATTAGATCCACCTACACTACTTTGAGGACCTACAGGAGAAACTTCTTCTGGATCTAATGTACCTCTAATTTTCTTTAACTGTTTTATCTGCTTTTTTATTCCTTTCAATTCTTGTTTTTGGAAAAATTCTTCAGGTGTTGATTGTTCTACCTTTGTTGCAGGTCTTCTAATAATAACTTGTCCTTCTGGAGTATCAATAACTTCTTCAACCAGTTCTTGTGGTTTTCCTGTTTTAGGATTTCTAGGCATCCTTGGAGAATGCCTAGGAGCAGGAGTTTCACCAAAAACAGATTCCATGATCCTTTGAGTAGTCGGTCTTGTTGTTGGTGCTGGTGCTGGTGGCAATACTTCTTCTTTTGGAAGAACACGAACTTTTCCAGGATCTACGGGTGTTCTTGTTGGAGTTTTTGGAATGATATCCGAAACCAATCCAAGTCTTTGTAATAACGCACCACCTTTGCCTCTAGTTAAAAATAGAGCACCACCAACAACAGCAATACCTGCAACAAAACCTGCTGCACCACCCTGTGTTCTACCTTCTCCAACACCTTTATTATAACCCTCTTCATATGCCTTTTGAATTTGATCTTTTCTTCTCTGTGTAGGCATCATTTCTGGTGGTGCTTCTCTTCCTGCACAAGCACAAATGCCACCAGGGAAAGATGAAAGTTTATCTAATGCAGAATCGAAAGCATCTAAAGCACCTGAGAATGGTGTTTTTGTGATCAATAAACTTGTTTTCTTTTCTTCTTCTTGAACTCTTCTTTCAACTTCCTGCTCACCAGCATCAACACCAGTTGCTCGGTCAGCAACATTCCCTGCTGCCATTGCACCAATACCACCACCAACTAATGTTCCTAATCCTCCACCAATCAGTGTTCCTAATCCAGGAGCAACTATTGTACCCAATCCAGCACCGATCTTTGCTCCTAAAGCAGCACCTGCCATACCGCCAGCAACACCAGCACCAGCACCAATTCCTGCCTGTAAGTTAGATTGTCCTGCGGATCGACGTTGCATAAAATCAATACCACCAAACAATACATTCAATCCAGCAACTCCACGACCAATTCTAGGTCCACCAGGTTTGGGTTTAGGTGATACAACACCTGCTCCACCTGTTGGTGGTTTAGCACCTTTTAATCCTTTTGCTAATCCTGCAAGACCAAGAGTACCAAGAATTTTATCTAAGACACCACCTTTCTTTTCTTGTTCTTCTTGAGACTGTCTGATCGCAGAATAAGTTTTCTGTCTTACTTCTAGAAGTTGGGTTTTAGCACGTAATCGTTGAGTTTCAACCTCATTTGTTGTTGCAACAGACTTTGCAAATAGTTTTTCAAGATTGACACTATTTGTTTTATTGGATGCAGCAACTGCTAATACCTGTTCTAAGTTCATGAACTATACACCCCTAGAATAAGATTAGAAGTAAATCTATCAACACTTTCAAAAGTTGTATTGAATGCAACTTCAGATGAAGCTGGAGCAGTTTTTGGTCCTTGTGGTTTAGCAACCTTTTGTTGTCCAGGAATTGTAATTAAAGAAATATCAGAACCTGCAGGTTTCATAAACTGCATACTCTGAGATCTTGGATCTTCTGATGGAGGTTTTCTTGTTGGTTTTGGTTTAGTTTCTACCTTTTGTGCTTCTCTTAAATTTTGTTGATATAATTTTAAAGATTGTTCGATAGTTCTTGTTGTTTGTCCATAGTAAGGACCAAGACCAGACCATTCTGGATTTAATGCCTGAATATCCTGAAGCGTTAATGGTTTGCTTGGATCTACACCTCTTTTTTTTCTTGCAGAATAAAGTATTGCACTATTTTGAAACGCTTCATCAAATAGTGTTTTTGCTGGATCCATTCCCATAGATCTAGCAATCTGTTCTGGATATTTAAATTGTCCAGCACCAACAACACCAGATTGTCTATATGTTTTCGTTCCAGCATCATAAAATCTACCTCTACCTTCTCTAAGGAATTTTTTTTGCAACTCAGCAACTTCAGCGACGGTTTTTTTCCGTAAATCACCACCATATAAAGAACCACCGAAAAACGTACTATATCCATCTTTACCTGCGGTTCCTTCTGTTTCTCTAACAGTTGCAATCAATGCTTTTTCTTCTGGAGTGTCTGCAAGAATATCACCAGCAAACACATCTCCAGATGGAGCTTTTAATGGTGGTGGTGGTTTTTTATCATCTTTACCACGAGGATCCTCTTCTACAGCAACCTTTGGTTGTTCTTGTGCTTTTCCTCCACCACCTTTTTGCGATAAAATTGCATCAAAACGAGTTACTGTCGCTTGAAATCTATCTACATCGTCTGGACTAATACCAGCAGATCCAGTTTGTCTTCTTACTAATTCTTGTCTTCTTACATCTGCAGCACCCATTGTAAGAGGAACTGCTGCTGCAAGTCCAAGCATACCCAGTCCGCCCATACCAGGCATTCTTACACCACCCCCACGGGCGATGGTAGCACCTGCCGCAGCACGTCCCATACCACCAAGTGCCATTCGTGAAAGAACTAGTCCAGAAGCGATATTAACGATCTCTGGGAGCATTGCAGTAACTGCAAACCCAGCATTGGCAGCAGCATCACCAAATCTACCTTCTAGTAATGCTTTACCAGCAAGAGCTGCAGATATTCCAGCAAACTTAGATCTCAGATCAAAGAATGATCCACGTAAACTGGTTAAGTTTTCTTCTTCCTTCTTGTATAATTTTTTCTCGTCATCAAAATATCTTTTCTTATCACGAATGTCTTGTCTAATCTGTGCTTGAATTGATGCAAGATTAGTATTGACTTGTTCAAACTCTAGAACTAATTTACCTAAAGTTCTAATCGTTTTTGGAGAAAGAGATCCTTCTCTTTCTTCCGCTTCCATGAGCAACTTATCATAAGCCAAACCCATCCTACGACGTAAAGGAGTAAGAGATGGAGACTTCTTCTCTACGCTAACAATACCAGGAAGGATTTGATTTTGTGGCTCAACTAATTGCATTTGCTGCTTGTGCTGCCTCTAACTTTTTCTTCTCCAAATAATTCTCTAGGTATTTGATATAAATTTCCTTTTCCCAAGGCATCAAGTTTTCAATTTCAAATAAACTCCATTTATGATAATGCATCAACGCAAAGTTATCTTCAAAATATGAAGTCATATCTGTATGATATAGCATTATGCGAAAAAATTTGTTAATCCCTCAATTAGGACATCAGTATCAACACCAGTGTTGGGATTTTTTATCTTTGTAGAATATGATAACTTTGGCATTGTTTCAAAAAACTTCTCAATCATTTGGAATTGAAAACTATCCAATCCCTCAAGAAATTCAATCCATTCTTTTTCAGTATAATCTGAATATGACCATGCTTCGTCTTCATTATAAAGTTGTTCGATGCATGAGATTACAGACTTAAACGCTTTATCAATTTTTTCTGAATTAGTTCCCGCTTTTGAAAGTGAGAAGTTATTCTCTACAAACTGTTGCATTGAAGGATATTTCAATTTCATGAATAATCCTCCGCCAAGTTCAATTAGATCATTATGTCCATCAGGAACAACAAGTTTTACTTCATTAATTTTAACTGACAATGGAACTTGAGTTTCTCCATCGTCAGTGCAGGTAACTAGAAGTTCTACACTTTCACCAACAGACTTGCTACGAATATTCAAGAAAAGATATTCAAGTTCAAAACTAGGAAGATCTTCTACTTTTACACCACGAGTAAGAACACAGGATTTTAAAACATCCTTTACAGCGTTTAAAATATCCTTTTCATTACCGCTTTCAAGTGCAATCAGAAGAACTTTTTCTTCCTTAACGAGAAATGGACGATATTTAATTGTCTTACCAGTTGAAATGAGATCTAGTTCAAATGTAGGAGTTACAACCTTAGGTAATGGCATAAAAATTCACATCATTGTCTTTATTTAGAATGGATTTCTAACGTTCTTTCCAAAATCTGATCTTACAAGAGTATCAGTATCAAAAGATCTAGAAGTTCTATCAGTATAATAATAATCGTATTTAAATGTTACTGCAGTTTTAATCAATTCAGCATCACCATATGCCAATGGAGCAGCAACAATATTGACAGGAAATGCATCCATTAAATGATATGTAATGCTACTAGACATTCTAGCAGAACTTCTAACACTATCAGTCGATTTTAATCGATTATTCTCAGGAAGAATATCTCCACTAAATGCAGTGATTTGAATATCACACTTGTAACTAAGAGGATATTTTAATTTCTTATATGCAGCACGATCATTTTTTCTTTGTTGAGTATTTGCACCATGCCTACCAGATGATAATGTAGTTGGTGAAATATATTCCATCCAAGCATTGAAAACTTCATTTGTATAATAATCTTTTTGAGAATAATATGTTAATGTAATATCAGGATATCTTCTAAAAATAGCATAGTTTGAAGATACACCTTGTCTCAATCCATCAACTTGTGAGGTTTGAATTTGTGACCCTGGAAGAACTGCTTCTGAGCAAAACAACGCTAAGTAATTTCCTGGATTTTCTGTCGATCTAGCATCGTAAAATCCATGCTGATTAATAAATCCCAATAAACTATTACCACTGTCAGTTGTGGTACTACCAAAATCTATCCACACATCATAAAGATTATTAAATGCAGGAACAATACCAGATCCAGTTTTACTTATACTAGACCTATAAAGTTCTGATGTAGGAAGGTAAATCCTATTTCTAGTTGCTTCTAAATTACTTTCTCTAGTCATCTAAATAGAAGACGTTTATATACTATGTATGAGTTATAAGGGAAAGTTTCGACCTTCCAATCCTAAAAAATACAAAGGCGATCCCACAAATATCATTTATAGATCTTTATGGGAACTAAAATTTATGAATTATTGTGATAAAAATGAAAATATTTTAATTTGGTCATCGGAAGAACTTTGGATACCTTATAAATCTCCAGTTGATAATCGATATCATAAGTATTTTCCAGACTTTTATATCAAATACAAAAATACGTCTGGGAAAATTGTAGAAAGTTTGATTGAAATAAAACCAGCAAAGCAAGTAAAAGGTCCTACACCACAAAAGAGCAAGTCAAAAAAATATATTAGTGAAGTTGTTGAATACGCTAAAAATATGGCAAAGTGGGAAGCAGCAAAAGAATACTGTGATGATAGAAAATGGGAATTTAAAATTCTAACGGAGCACGATCTTGGAGTATAAGTCTCAATTTCCAAAATCAAAAATTACAAGTATTCCTGAAGTGGGACATTTAGTTCTATTTCGCTATCGAGCACTAACAGCAGAAAAAAGATTTTATGATAAAAATCCACTTTGCTTCATTGTTCTCAATTCAAATGAAGTTTTTTATGGAATGAATTTACATTACTATCCACGAAATCAAAGAATGGATGTAGTAAATATGCTTCAAGAAGCTCAATCTAGTGGTGTGCAGAATTGGGAAGAATTTTTATTTGGCAGCACTGGGTTCCATAAATACTTGAAATCGGAAGTAGAAAGTAACTTCATAGATATAGCAATGGAAGAATGGCAATCTGCATCACTATTGTCTGCGGAAGAATTTGTTAGAAGTTTTCGTGGTGCAGAAGTTCCAGTCGATCCTAGGAGTTTAAGATAATGGCACTCAAAAATATGCCAAAACCTGTAGGTGGAGGAGCATTAGGATATTTCGATACCACATATGACGGCAAAACGTATAGAGTTGCTTATAGCACGGATATTGCAAATAACACGTTTTTAAAGCCTGTAAAAGTTCAAAACATTACAAATGATGTACCTGTAAGGACAGACAGCCAAGAATATAAAGATTTGTCTAAAAATCCAAACTTTGATGTAGATTTCCAAGCATCAGTTTCTAGATTAAAGCAAGTTGTTCAAAAAACAAAACCAAACCTTCTGCCAGAAATGGCTCAAGCAGCAGCGACTGCAGGCACAAACAATTATTATGCTCCAATTAAACCAGCAACAGGATCACAAGGAACTGCACCAGCAACAAATCCAAATTTGACAGACAATGTTCCTACACCAGTTCCTATTGCTGGACAAAATATAACTCTTGATCCAAAGTTGGTAAAGGAAATTTTAAGTAGTTCTGAAAAAACAATTCAATCTTTAAATCCTGCAGGTAAAGCAGAACCAGTAATTATACAATATCCAGAAGATGCACATTATAATAACACTCAAGATCATGTATTAATAGAGCAATTTACGTATAGAGCTCCTCAAGAAAAGCTTTTTGTTACGGGGCAAAATCAATTTACTTCAAATTTTGCAGATATTATAACTGGAGGATTAACTAGAAATTCAAATCTTAGAGATTTCATAGGAGTGGTGAAATTGCCAATACCAAATCAATTAGCGATCTCAAATGGTGTAAGTTGGGGTGAAGATCGTGCCAATCCTGTAGAAGCTGCTGCATTCTTTGGTGCTCTTCCACTTGCACAGCAGGCAATAGGCGGAAACATTGGGGGGATATTGAGTGGTGCTTTTGGTGGATTTGGGCAATTCCTTGACCAATTTAAGTTAGGAAACTTTAATGCAAACACACCCGCTGGATTACTATTATCTTCATTCATTGCACAATATGCTTTAGGTAAAATTGGTATCAATGTAGATCCTGCACAATTCATTGCACGAGGAACTGGAACAACAATAAACCCAAATCTTGAACTCCTATTTAATGGTCCCAAATTAAGATCTTTCTCGTTTACCTTTGAATTTGCTCCAAATAGCAGCGATGATGCTACAGCAGCTAGACGAGTAATGAGATTTTTTAGGCAGGGGATGGCAGCAAAACGATTTGAAACTACTACAATCCTAATAGGATCACCAAATGTTTTCAGAATTTCATATAAAGGAACTGGTGATAAAAATATAAAGGGATTAAATAGATTTAAAATATGTGCTTTGACTGCGTGTGAATTAAATTATACCCCAGAAGGTGTTTATCAGTCATATGAAGATGCAGATGCAGTATCAATGCCAGTCAGAACAAATATGACACTATCATTCACAGAATTAACTCCAATCTTTGAACAAGATTACTTCAAAGATGATGATCCTAGCGTCCAAGATGCTTTGGGTGGAGTTGCTGGTGATAAAATTGTATTTGATGAAATAGGTTTCTAAAATGTCATATTTCGATCTTTTCCCAGACCTATTGCTACCATCATTCACGGACAATCGTAATTCCAGTTACGATTATGTTCGTGTGAAAAATCTATTCAAGCGTGCTAAAATTAGGGATGATTTTTTCCAAAATGCTGTAGTTTTTGACAAATACTCTATAGTTGGTGATAATCGTCCAGATAATGTAGCACAAACATTATACAACAACCCTCAATTAGACTGGATTGTTCTTATTTCTAACAATATCATTAATGTTAGGGAAGAATGGCCAATGTCACAAGCAGATTTGAACAATTATTTGATGAATAAGTATGGTTCTGAACTTTTGCAAGAAATTCATCATTATGAGACAAAAGAAGTTCGTGACAGTGAAGGAAATCTTCTCTTGCAAGCAGGATTAACTGTTGATGCAAATTTCCAATTCAAATATTCTAATTTCGGCACTTATAAAGTGCTTTCTGGTGCAAGTATTGTAACTTCAGTCAGTAATTACGATTACGAAGTTTTGAAAAATGATGAAAAACGCACAATTTACGTTTTAAGGCAAAATTACATTCAAACCGTAATTGACGATATGCGTGAAATCATGACTTATACCGATAGTTCTCAATATATTGATAGACGCACTAAAAAGGGAGCTAACTTGAGGATTTTATCCCCACGTTAACTCCCAAAAAACCTATTTTGCAATTTTTTGGCGGAATTTTTTCCTCGACTTTTTTGGAATTAAAAGTCGATTTTGAAATCACTCCTCGGCAAGTCGCTGGAAGTATGACAGTGCATCATCGTCATCATCATCTGCTGCAGGAGCAGGAGAAGACTTCACAACACGCTCTTCTTCCTTGATCTGTTGACGAGACTTCATTACAACCTCTTCTTCCTCATCGAACGTATCAGGATCAACACGACGACTAGAAGCGTTAGGATTTAGAACACTGTTCATACGCTTCTCCAGTTCTTCGTAAGACTTGAACTGATCAGGACGAGTAAACTCCTCAAGAGAATACTGTTTCTTCCAGATTGCTTCCAGTGCATCATCATCATCCAGAAGCGGTTCAGGAGATGCAAACTCAGAACTGTCGTAGTTACGATAACCAGCAACGTTCTTGATCTTCATCTTGAAGTTAGCACCTTGCCAGAAGTCAAACGGATCAATCGCTTGCTCATCTTCATATTCAGGTTGCATGGCAGCAGTAATCTTATCAAAGATTTTCTTGCCAAACTTGAACAGAAAGACTTTACCTTCGTTCTGAGGATTAGCAGGATCCTTTACAATATAGATGTTACTGATGTAAGTCAGTTTACGCTTCTGCTTACGTGCTTGCTCTTTATCTACTTCACTACCACTGTTCCAGAGAATGCGATTGTGCTCCGAAACAGGATCTTTACCACCAAGCGTGGTCAGACTGTTCTCAATATACCAACCTCCAGGACCTTGGAAAGCATGAGACCACACTTTTGCCCAAGGCAACTCTTCACCTTGCGGTGCAGGTAGAAAACGGATCACTGCATAACCGTTTCCTGCTTTATCTACTTCTGGTTTCCATACACGATCATCAGCACCGCCCGTGGTGCTCTTATTCATTTTTTCGATCTCTGTTGTCAGTTTAGAACCT